CCAAGAGATGATACTCCTCATGAAGATGGTGGACAACCAAAAGTAGCTTCTCAAATGGATAATACAGGAGTTAAATCAGATATGATTACCGCAGACAAAACATCTCCAACAACTGTTGAAATGGCTCGATTATCAGAAGATGAAAAACAAAAAAGAATTAAAAGAAAAGGTAGAAAATCAACAATATTAACTGGAGTTACTGGCGTTGAAGATTATCCAACTTTAAGCAAAAAAACACTACTAGGCTAATATGCAATCACAATCATTAAGAAATTTAGCAAAAGAGCTAAAAGATACTTTATCAAGATTAGAAGAAAAACGATCTACTTGGGATAGCCATTGGCAAGAAATTGCGGATCTGATGCTACCAAGAAAAGCTGAGATTACTAAATCAAGATCAAGAGGTGATAAAAGAAGTGCCTCTATTTATGATGCAACAGCAATTCATTCTTTAGAATTATTATCTGCATCACTTCATGGAACTTTAACTTCTTCTGCTAACCGTTGGTTTTCTCTTAGATTTAAATCCAATATGTTAAACGAAGATGATACAGCCAAAGAATGGCTTGAAGATTCTACGGATAAAATGTTTTTAGCTTTTGCTAGATCAAATTTTCAGCAAGAAATTTTTGAGTGCTATCATGATTTAATTGCATTCGGAACTTCATGCTTAATGGTTGAAGAAGACGAAGAAGATATAATTAGGTTTAGCGCACGCCACATTAAAGAAATTTTTATTGAAGAAAACAAGCGTGGCTTTGTAGATAAAATTTATAGAAAATTTAAAATAACAGCATCTCAAGCTGTTGAAAAATTTGGTTTAGAAAATTTATCAAGAGAAGTTCAAAATAATTTTAAAAACAAACCGTTTGATGAAATAGTTATTTGCCATATTGTCCGACCAAGAAATATTTATAATTCAAATAAAGAAGATAAGGCTAATATGCCTTTTCAATCTATTTATTTAGAACATCAAACAAATCACATAATTGCAACTGGCGGATTTAGAGAAAATCCATATATTATTTCAAGGTACCTAAAAGCTAGTACAGAAATTTATGGTCGTTCACCAGCAATGAATGCTTTACCTGATGTTAAAGTTTTAAATAAAATGGTCGAGCATAGCTTAAAAGCTGCTGCGAAAACTGTTGATCCTCCTATTCTTTGTCCTGATGATTCAATGCTTGCTCCAATAAGAATGACACCTGGAAGTATTAATTATTATAGAGCTGGATCGAGCAGAGATAAAATTGAACCTTTTAATATTAATCAGAATGTTCAATTAACTTTGGAAGCTGAGAATGCCAGAAGAACAGCTATTGCTAAAATGTTTCATATTGATCAATTAGTTGTTGCAGAAAATAGAAACATGACAGCTACTGAGGTGTTGCAGAGACAGGAAGAGCGGTTAAGAATACTTGGTCCAGTGATGGGTAGAATACAATCTGAATTATTAGAGCCAATGATTATTAGAGTATTTAATATCATGCTTAGAAATAAACAATTTATTCAAGCGCCAGAAATTTTAGCAAACCAAGAGATAGATATTGAATATGTATCTCCAATGGCACTAGCTCAAAAAGGCCAGGAAATTCAAAGTATCATGAGAGGATTAGAATTGTTTGCAAGTATTAGTCAAATGGCTCCAGTACAAGATTATATAGATGAGAATGGATTAATTAAGCAAATTGTCAAAACACTAGGTTTACCAGCCAAAATGATTAGATCAGATAAAGAGGTTCAAGCTCTTAGAGAAGAAAGACAAGCAGCTCAACAACAACAAGCAGAATTACAAACACAAATGGCTGAGAGTGAAATGGCTAAAAATGCTGCTCCTCTTGCTAAAGAAGTTTTAAATAGTGGCGAATAGAGAACCAGAAAAAATAATAGAACAATTAAAAAACGATTACAAAATTATCTTCAATACAGATGAAGGTAAAAGAATTTTGAATGACCTCGAAAAAAGATGTCATGAGTTTGCAACTACATTTTCAAAAGATAGTTACGAAACTGCCTTCCTAGAAGGTCAACGTAGTATGTTGATTTTTATTAAGGCGATGATTACCAAAAAGGAGTAATAACCAATGGACAATCAGACAACTGAGCAACAAGTGGCTCAATCTGATCCAGCAGTAGAAACTACTACGGATCAATCGCAAACTTCGGTTTTAGCAACTGAAGAGCAATCATCGGATATTAATTTTAAAGAATTAATTCCAGATGAATATAAAGAAAATAAAGCGTTAGCAAATTTTAACAACATGGATGATTTTGTTAAAAGTTACATTAACGCACAGCGCATAGTTGGAGCAGAAAAAATTCCAATACCAAATAAATATTCTACAGAAGAAGATTGGAAAGTAGTTTTTTCTAAACTTGGCGCTCCAGGAAAACCAGAGGATTATAAATATTCTTTTAAAGAAGGTGAAGTTGACGATCAGATGTTACAATCTTTTAATCAGCAAGCTCATAAATTAGGATTACTTCCTCAACAGGCAGAAAGTTTAATTAAGTTTTATAATGACTTAAATGAAAATAATGTTATTGCAACTGAGCAACAAGTTGAAGAAACTAGATTACAAACCGAAGCTGAACTTAAAAAAGAATTTGGTCCACAATTTAATAAAAGAATAGACCAGGCTAAAAGATTAGCTTCATCTACTTTAGGATCAGAATTTTTAAATAATACTTTTTTAAAAGATGGTTCAAGATTAGGAGACAACATTGAAGTTGTTAAAGCTTTTTCAAACTTAGCTGAAAAATTATCTGAGGATGAAGTTGTTAAAGGAGATAGTTCTTCTTATATGACTGCTAAAGATATTGAAAAAGAAATTACATCTTTAACTGAAGAAGGTTCTGCATACTGGGATAAACGACATGTCAATCATGAAAAATCGGTTGATGAAGTTTATAAGTTAAGGCAATTATTAAATGGCTGAGAACTTAGACATACTTACTGATAAAGAAATTAAGTTAGAATGTTTAAGATTAGCTGTTGAGTTTGCTAGTGATTATAACAGAGCAAAACCTTTAGACAAAGCTGAAGAGTATTATCAGTGGGTAAAAAATTCACGGAGAAAATCTCTAAAGACCTCCGTAAATAAAGACCAAGTGTAGTCTATAAATATACAGACGAGATCTCTCATTTGAGAGGCAATCAAATCGATTAATCATAACAACCAATAAGAAGGAGGAGACAATTATGTCATCTCAAATAACGACTGCTTTTGTACAGCAATACTCAAATAACGTACAATTGTTAAGTCAACAAAAAGGATCTCTTCTTAGAACGGCTGTGGATGTGGAGAATGTTGTAGGTAAAAATGCATTTTTTGATCAAGTAGGCGTTGCGACAGCGCAAAAGCGTACTACAAGACATGCGGATTTTTAAATTAAGTTCGCTTTAAATTCGGTGAATTGCTGGAAACTCCTTTTAGGACAATCAGCAGCTTAGCTTTATAATTTAAAAGGTATAAAGAAAGTTCAGAGACTAGAGATTGACGAAAGAATAATATCTCCAAGAGTGCCGAACACTTTAATTAGTGAAGATATAGTCCGAGCTGCATAGCAATATGCAGATGTAGTAATTAAAAAAACTACGATAACAAAACTGACACCACAAATGGACACACCACACAGTAGACGGAGAGTCTCATTGGTCGATTATGAATATGCGGACCTAATTGATGTTCAAGATAAAGTTCGTACATTAATCGATAAATTTGTGTCGATTACAAATTGGTTAAATTGCTGGAAAGTCTTTCGAGATAATCAGCAGCCAAGCTATATAATTTAAAAGGTATATAGAAGGTTCAACGACTAGACATTGACGAAAGAATAATATGTCCAAGAAAAACCAACACCTATAAGGTGATGATATAGTCTGAACTACATAGCAATATGTAGAAGTAATAATTAAAAAAATTACGATAACACAATTGCCAACATCATCGTATGCACTTGCTGCTGCTTATGCACTAGGAAGAGCTGTAGATGATGAAATAATAGCTGCTGCAACAGGCACTGCATACACTGGAGAAACAGGTAGTACATCTACTACTTTCGACAGTAACAATGCAATTACTGAAAGTGGAAGTGATGGTTTAACACTTGCTAAACTAAGATCTGCAAAAGAGAAATTAGATACAGGCAATGTTTCACCTGACATTTCTAGGTTCATGATAATTGGTCCACAACAGCTAAGTGATCTATTGAATGTTACATCTGTAACTTCAAGTGATTACAATTCGGTAAAAGCACTGGTTCAAGGTGAGTTAGATACCTTTATGGGTTTCAAATTCATCACAACAACTAGATTATCGAAAACAAGCACTAAACGAAAAGTTTTAGCTTTTGCTCAAGACGGAATCAAACTTGCTATCGGAAAAGATCTGATAACAAAAATTGATGAACGTAGTGACAAAGGATATGCAACTCAAGTTTATGTGTGTCAATCAATCGGTTCAACACGTATGGAAGAAGCTAAAGTGATTTCCATAGAGTGTGTTGAAACGTAAAATCAATAGGAGATAAAATAAAATGGCTGTTACAACTCAATACTCAACAGAGTATACAAACGCGTACCAAACCACTCCTGTTGTTAATAACAATACTACTGAGCAAGCTGGAAGATTAAGAGTAGCTTTTTTTACTCATGATCAAGATGGTGCTGGAGATGCAAATTCTACAGTAACATTATGTAAGCTGCCAGCTGGTAGAGTTAGAATAATCGGAGGTCTTTCAAGATTCTATTGTAACTGGACAACAAGTTCACAAACAATGGATATTGGCTGGGAGGCATATACTGCTCAAGACGGAACTACAACTGCGGCTGATGTCGATGGTTTAGTTGATGGCTTGGATGTAGATACTGCTGGCTACTTCTCTGTAGAGAGTGCATTAGCTGCTGAAAAAGCGACTGGTGGTACTCACTTATTTGAAAGTAGAGACGGTGTCGTAATCAACGCTTTAGCAATTTCTGCTTTAGTAGATGGTGACGATCTAGTTGGCTACATAACTTATGTAATCGACTAATCAATAGTTTGCTTTGGCGGTTTCTTATTTAGCGACCGCCATCGCATTTACAAAATTTAATAATGAAATATGTAATTATTTTATATTTGTGTAGCTTTACTGGAGGTGAAAATAATTGCTTTCAAGATAGCATTGGTCCTTTTCAATATCCTTCATATTCAGAATGTATTTTAGATGGA